TTTAAATTTTTAAATCTCGCAGGTAAACCCAAACAAACTCGTCCATCAAATTTATTCTTTTTTCTAGAATCATCTTTTGCATTATTATAGTGCAAAAAAACCTGAGCGCAGGTTTCTCCTTTAAATTTATTTCGCCAGTGTTCTAAAGTTTCTCCTCGAAAAAGAAGCATCTCTCCTATTTTTAGATTAATAGGAACTCCTTTTTGATTTCTTTTTCCTGTCGGATCTAAATAAATAATCCACGGATCTCCGCCAATAAATAAAGTAAGGGATATTTCACAAGAAACACGATCGCGATGACGTGAAAGAACATCACCTTTTTTATATATTCTTCCATAACCATAGCAGGGAATAAGAGTAAGTTTTGTTTTATTTTCAACTAATGGTAAAAGCTTCATTAGTAATGTTTCGATTGCAGCATCACCGTAGACCGAATAAGTATCGAGTGCTTGAGGATCCGAATACCAGTCACCGTAAGTATGGGTTCCCATTTTATTCGGAGGAAGATATTTTGTATCTATCATATATTTTACAGCACGTCGTTTAAGAATTAAATAATTAAAAAGAAAAGTACTCATTTCTTCAGAAACAACTTGAGAAACAGTTTTATAACCCTTAGTTTTAAAACTCATATAAATCTAGCTCCTGATAACCACAAAGCTAAAGTTTTTCTTGTTCCTTTAGTAACAAGGGTAACGCGATGATTTCTGAAAGAAGGAAAAGTAATCATATTACCAGGTACAGAAAGCTCTGGAACTTGACAATATTTAGTTCCTAAATAAAAAGATCCTCCTTTATAAGGAGCTTCGGATAAATTTAAAAGATTTGTAAGTTTAAAATCACTAACAGCACTTCTAAATGAAATTCCATCTTCGTGCCAATCATATTCTCCTTTAGAAGTAGCAGAATAGATATTATAATTAAGAGTGTGTGAATCTGCAATCGGATATAAATTAAATCCAAATGCTAGTTCATTAGCAGAAAGTGCTTGTGTATACATAGGTAATAGTAAAGATTTAATTTTTTCCCATCTCACCATTTTAACTTCAGAGGTTTTAGTTACACCGTGTGCAGGAGTATCGTTGTCTTTAAATAAGTTTTTAGTAATGAGTTTATTAATTTTTTTAATTTCATCTGGTTTAAAAATAGATCGCCAATAATACCAAAAACGTGCGGGAGATGAGTTCATTTAAAAGGTTTCCCCCAGTGCCATATGATTAAACTATACCTTTTTCCTTTAGTTAGTGGTTGAACTCGATGCCAAACAAAAGAGGGAAAACACATAAGAGTACCTTGTTCATTTAATTCATTTACATTTTGAAATTGTCGATCTGATTCATCAGGATCTTCTGCTCTAAAATCCATTTGAAATTGGCCTCCTTGATAAGAAGTGGGTTTAGAAAGAGAGATTGCAGTAGTAAGTTTTCTTATTTTACCATACTGAGGGGTAGAAGGATCACTACCGGGAAGAGGAGAACTATCATTATGCCACCCATAAAATTGTCTCTTTGTATAATGAGTAAATTGCATATTTTCAGACCAGTCAAATTCAAAATTCCATTCTGCGTTTTTATTGGCTGTAGCTACAAAAGGATGAATAAGTTTATATAACCAAGGATCATTAAGCCACGAGACATGTGATTTTCTTTTTTTAAATACAATTTGTTTTTCTTGTTTAGTTAGGGGTGCCTTTTTAACATTTCTAAAAGAGCCAGAACTTGCATCATTAACAGCGTAAGTAATAGCTATCTCTTTTTCTTTAGAAAGACCTAATTTTATAATTTTATTACAAATAGAAGGAGAAAGAGCTTTTTTAAAATACCAATAATAATGTTTAGGAATCACGATAGATTTTATCCTTTGTAAATTTAAGTGCGCTCGGACAAGTTATCGCTAGTCTTTTCCAATCTAAGGATCTTAAATTTAATTTATTAATAGAAGGTTGCCACATTTTTTTAAGTTCTTTATATGTATTTTTATAAGAAAAGCTCATTAACGTAGGAAGATCAGTAGGATACCAGTCCATCCCTGTAGCTATACAATGAAGACCTCCCGTTGGACGATAATGATGATTTTCCATTTTAGATATTGTAGCAAGTTGAAAGTCACTATTAAGAGTAGGATAATCAAAATCAAAAGGGTACGCACGTTCTTGAATAGCTTTCCAGTATTTAGTATCAGTTCGACTAGATAAGGCATAATGAAGAGCTACAAATTCCGAAAAACTTTTGGATAGTTTTCTAACTCCAAAATTAAAATTATCACGAGTAAATTGAGAAATTTCCTCTCGCCCTAAACAGCGTAATAATAACTGTAAATATTCATGGACAGATAATAATCCATTGCTCTCTAAGGGTTCAATAAATCCAGCTGCTAATCCTATTGCGCATACGTTTTTAACCCATGGCTTTTTATACATACCTCCTTTAAATTTAAATTTTTTAAATTCCAATTGATCAACCCACTTAGGATCCCACTGACCTTTTTCATCGCTAAAGAAAGAAGGAAGAGGAAAAAAATTCATAGTAGGATTAGCCAACCAATGTTTAAATTCTTTAAGAGCTGTTTCATCAGAAACAAATTTATCTGAATAAATATATCCTGTTCCTATTCGCGACCATAAGGGAATAGTCCATATCCATCCATTTTGTATTGCAGTACAATTCGTATAGTTTTTAACTTCATTGGTTCTGTTTCTATAAGGTATTTTAGTCGCCCATGCGGAATTATTAGGAAGATAATCAAAACTCTCAAACGGCTCTAGTAAAGTTTTCCCTAATAAAAGGGATTTAAATCCTGTACAATCAATATAAAGATCAGCTTTATATTTTTTATTAAGAGAGATAATTCCTTCTTTATGACTTACTTCAACTGATTTAATTTCTTCTTTAATATGCTTTACTCCTTTAGGAATACAATAATGATCCCTTAACCATATTCCAAATTTTGTTGCATCCATATGATAAGCTGTATCTTTTTGAAAACTCCAACAATCAGGAAAAAGATCATCTCTATCGGTAAGTCTATTTTGAAATACTAAACCCATACTAGGATAAAGACATTCTGCATAATCCCAATTAGGAGTTTGAGGATATAAAATTTTTTTAAAATACCAATCATTCATTTCTGCTGAGTTTTCTTTAATATAAGGATCACCAAAAGGATAATGAAAACCTCCGTCTCCTATTCGACCAAAATCTTGGAAACGAATGCTTAATTTATAAGTAGCGTCACAAGCCTTCATAAAGTCTTCATCTTTAATATCCAGCATAGATAACCATCTATTAATCTGACCTAGGGTACTTTCTCCTACTCCTATAGTAGGAATGTCGGGAGATTCAATAAGAGTAATACTCTTATGAGAAAAAAATTTACTAAGAGTAGCTGCTGTCATCCAACCAGCAGATCCTCCTCCTACAATAATAATTTTATTTGTCATAAAAATTTAAATTAAATGCAAGAATAGTTTTAATAGTAGTAGATTTATTTACTGGACCATAGTGTTCAATATTACTTGGAACAATAAGCATGTCTCCCTCTTTAATTTCAGGAACAATAAAGCATACATTACCCGAATCAAATTGATCGAAGGGTTGTTTAAAAGCTGTTCCTTGATGAAATTTAGGATCAAAATCTACATAAACAATACAAGTAAATAGAGATTTACTATGATTATGAAGAAGATGATCCATTCCTTTTTTATAAGCTGTAGCCCAAGCTGAAGTTATTTTGAAATTTTGTTTTACTTCTTGCACAAATTCCTGAAGCGAATTTTCCAAAATACGAGCCACTTCTTCTATAAATTCAGGAGTAGTCCTAGCTCGGTTGCTTAGAAAATTTTGATTCTTTGAAGATATATAAGGATATTGTTTTATAATATTTTTAATTTCTTTTTTGGTCTTTGACCAGTTCTTAAGGCTATATTTCCAATAGGGCACTATAAACATGGTGTGTTTCATATATTTCTATTTTATACTTAAAACTAGCATAAGAACAGCTTTAATTCTCTAATGTTTTGAGATATAAGATTTAAAAGGAGGATTATGCCTTTAACTCAATTAACAGTAACACCAGGAATCGATAAAGAAAATACAGCTACAGGCGCCGAAGGTCGCTGGATCGATTGTGATAAAGTAAGATTTCGATTTGGTCAACCCCAAAAGATAGGAGGTTGGGAACTCACAACAGATGCTTATTATGTGGGAGTTGGAAGAGCTATTTTTAACTGGTTCGATCTTGACGGTTTTAGATATACAGCACTAGGAACTAATAAAAAAGTCTATATCTATCGATCTGGAAATATTTTAGATATTACTCCTATTAGATCAACAGCTTCCCTTACAACAACATTTACTACGCTCACAGGATCTGCCAATGTCGAAGTAAAAGCCTCTGCGCATGAAGCACTTGCGGGAGATTTTGTAACTATTTCTGATGTAACAACTTCTATTGGAGGAATAGCCAATACAGCTTTAAACGCTGAATTTGAAATCATTAATTTATCTAATAGTAATTCTTTTACAATTGAAACAACGGGAAATACTGCCTCAAGTAATGTTGTCGATACAGGTAACTGTACAGCAACTTATCAATTAAATACTGGACCGGCACTTCAAACATATGGTTATGGCTGGGGATCAGGAACTTATAATTTAAATACATGGGGAACGGCACGTCCAGCAGGTTTTATTGAATTAGTAATTGATGCAGCAGAATGGTCTTTTGACAATTGGGGAGAAGATTTAATTTTTACTCAACGAAATGGAGGAACTTATCTCTGGAATCAAGATGCTGGAATGAGTAATAATAGGGGCACAGCCATCGCGAATGCCCCAACGACAAGTATTATGTCGCTAGTAACACCAGAGTCACGACACTTAATATGTCTTGGAACAGAAACAACGATTGGTAGTGCGAATACTCAAGACAAAATGTTTATACGTTTTAGCGATCAAGAGAATTATGATGAGTTTACAGCTAACGCTATTAATACAGCTGGCTCACAACGTTTAGCAGATGGATCTGAAATTCGTTCTGCTAAATCAGGAAGAGCTGAGACATTAATTTGGACTGACACAACACTCTTTTCTATGCAATTTATTGGTGCTCCTTTTACTTTTGGATTTAAAAAGTTAGGAACAGACTGCGGATCGATTGGTTTAAATTCAGTAATCGTTATAGGCGACGTGGCTTACTGGATGTCCGATGGACAATTCTTCTCCTACGCTGGTTCAGTTCTAGAGATACCTTGTAGTGTTAAAAATTATATCTTTAATGATATTAATAAAGTTCAATATGTGCAAGTCTATGCCGGACACAACTCTCAATTTACTGAGGTCATCTGGTATTATTGTTCTAGCTCCTCTGATCAAATCGATCGTTATGTTACTTATAATTATACAGAAAGAGTTTGGGCAATAGGAAACTTGGAGAGAAGTACTTGGATCGATAATGGTGTCTATGAAAATCCTTTTGCGTCGGAGTACTTACCTAATAATACTGCTAATACTACGACTACTATTTATGGTATGACACCGGGTCGATCTGTTCTTTATAAACATGAATCAGGCTACGATGCTAATGGAACAGCTCTATCTGCTCATATTGAATCAGGTGATGCTGATATCGCTGATGGACAAGACTTTAGCTTTGTTAATAAATTTATTCCTGACTTTAAGGATCTTATAGGAAATACGGAAGTTACGATCTCTGTACGAGATTATCCAGGTGATACTAAGACTGCTAAACCTACTCAAAATGTCACAAATACTACAACTTATTTAAATACACGAGCCCGAGGAAGACAAATCTCACTTAAAGTTGCTAATTCTCAATTAGGCGATAATTGGAGATTAGGAACAATGAGAATTAATATAAGGCCCGATGGCAGACGATAAATATACCATTCGTCGTGCAACTTTAAAAGATGCTGTCGATATTCGGGAAGTACTCAAGACTTGGCTCACAGAAAGCCCTTATAACTTTGGAACTGCCAATAATAAGAAATTACTTGATAATATTATCTTTTACATTCGTGATAGTTTTGTTATAGTAGTGGTAAATAGGAAAAATGTAATTGTCGGCACGCTTGGAGCGGCGCTTGATGATACGTGGTACACGGACAAGAAATTCTTACGAATGATGTGGGTCCATGTATTACCAAAATGTAGGAACTTTAAGGTCGCTAGATCAATGATGATAGTTTTAAAAGAATATGCAAAATCAATTAAGAAACCTTTAATAATCGAAATTTTTCAAGGAAGCGACGTACAACGAAAGCATATGTTATTTACAAAACTAGGTTTTGATGTTTTAGGAGGAATTTATACACATGGGTAGTTTATTTAAAGGTTCAACAACTGTCGTTCAAGCACCTCAACAGTCAGCAACGACATATGATATTCCAGAATATTTAAAGGAGTTTCAATCCAGTTTATTAGATCGAGCTAACGTTTCAAGTCTAGGAGCTTATCAAGGTTACACGGGAGATCGAATTGCTCCTCTTTCTAATGCAGAGACACAAGCTGGCGGTGTTATTTCAAACCAAATTCTTCCTCAGGCAGGAGCACTCGCTAATATAGGCGCACAACAATATGATACGGCGACAGCACAAAGTTATATGAATCCGTATTCTAATACAGTTATTTCGGGAGTTATAGGAGACCTCGAGGAGCAGTACCAGAAAAACCTACGTGGGATTAATCAAGGTGCTGTGGGGGCTGGCGCATTTGGTGGAGCAAGGCATGGAGTCGAACGAGCACTTGCGGGAGAGAGATACCTCGATACGGTCACTGACACAACTGCCAGGTTACGTCAGGCGGGCTTCGAATCCGGAGCCCAAAGATTTGCTGCTGATCGACAAGCAGAGCTTCAAGCGGCGGGAGGACAAATATCTGCACTAACAGGAGCACAACAACAGCTTGGTCAATACGGAGCGATGGGACGAGGATTAGAACAACAAAAATTAATAGAAGAATATAGAGATTTCATAGAAGAAAGAGAATATCCAAGAGAACAAGTTAGGTTCGGTGCAGGTGTCTTAGCAGGTGCACCTATTAGATCATACGGGCAAGAACGTACAGGAATGGTCGGTCAAGTCTTCGGACAACCATCGATCGCAGGTCAGGTTGCGGGACTTG